GCGCCTGATGCCGTCCATTTAGGTTAGAGCTCATGCCCACTCCCCGCGAAACCATCCTCGCCGCGCTGCACGCGCGGCTTTCGGTGTTGCCCGCCACCGCCCTGCGTGGCGAGGTGCTGCCCGAACGTGTGCCTGCCGCTGGCCTCCTGATCCTGCGCGACGGCGAGCCGGGAGAGCCCGAGGTGACGCTCTCGCCTCTGCGCTACCACTACCAGCACCGGACCGAAATCGAGGCGGTCGTGCAGGGCGCCGCCCGTGATGCCGCCTTCGACACACTCTGCGCCAGCATCGGCGCGGCGCTTGCCGCCGACCGCACGCTGGGCGGGCTCTGCGACTGGGTCGAGGCAGAAGCGCCGCGTTCGGTCGATCTGCCGGTCGAGGGTGCCGCCAGCCTGAAGGCGGCGGTGATCCCGGTCGTCCTGCACTATTCCACGGCCGACCCGCTCGGCTGACCCCCATTTACCACAGGAGAACATGATGGCACGAGCCCATGGGGCGCGGGCGCAGATGGCGCTTGCGTTCGAGACCGTCTATGGCACCGCGCCCGCCTCGGGCTATCGCACGGTGCCCTTTGCCAGCACCACGCTCGGCTCCGAGCAACCGCTGATCGCCTCGGAACTGCTGGGCCAGGGGCGCGACCCGCTGGCCCCGATCAAGGACGCGGTCACGGCCGATGGGGACGTCGTCGTGCCGATCGACGTGGAGAACTTCGGGCTCTGGCTGAAGGCGGCCTTCGGTCAGCCAACGACGACCGGTACCACGCCCAAGACCCATACATTCCAGTCGGGGAACTGGACGCTGCCGAGCATGGCCATCGAGACGGCCATGCCCGAGGTGCCACGCTATGCGATGTATACTGGCTGCGTCTGCGATCAGTTGTCGTGGCAGATGGCGCGGTCGGGCTTGCTGACCGCGACGGCACGGCTGGTGGCGCAGGGGGAGAACGTTGCGGCGGTGACGGCGGCGGGCACGCCCACCTCGCTTTCGCTGCAGCGGTTCGGGCATTTCAACGGGGCGATCACCCGCAACGGCACGCCGCTCGGCAACGTCATCTCGGCCGAGGTGACCTATTCCAATGGCCTCGACCGCATCGAGACGATCCGCTCGGACGGACGCATCGAGGGTGCAGACCCGGGGATGGCCGCGCTGACGGGCCGGGTGGAGGTGCGTTTCGCCGACACCAGTCTGATCACGCAGGCGATCGACGGCACCCCGTGCGAACTGGTCTTCGCCTGGAGCCTCGGCGCCAACGCCAGCTTCACCTTCACCGCCCATGCCGTCTACCTGCCGCGCCCCCGCATCGAGATCCCGGGCCCGCAGGGCATCCAGGCCACCTTCGACTGGCAGGCCGCCAAGGCCACCAGCCCGGCCCGCATGTGCACTGCCGTCCTCGTCAACACCGTCGCAACCTATTGAGAACGCCCGTCATGCTGACCCTCGACCTTTCCAACGCGCCGCAGTGGTGCGACCTCATCCCCGGCGTGCGCGTGAAGCTGCGTCCTCTGACCACCGCGCTGATGGTCTCGGCGAGGGGCGATCCCGCCATTGCCGACCTGCCTGAGGGGGCGGCGACCGAGGAAGCTGCACTCTTGATGGCCAAGGCGCTTGCGCGGCGCGCGATCCTCGCATGGGAGGGGATCGGCGATGCCGATGGCAATCCCATCGAGCCGAGCCCCGAGGCCATCGACGCACTTGTCGACCTCTGGCCTGCCTTCGAGGCGTTCCAGACCCTGTACGTCGCCAAGGTCCTCCTGCTGGACGCGGAAAAAAACGCCTCATCGCCCTTGCCGACTGGTCCTTCGGCGGGGGCGAAAGCTACTGCGCGGCCTGCGCCGGACCCTGTCCTGACTGCCCCGCACGACTGAACCGGCCGCTGACGCTGGAGGGCGCGCAGGTCTGGGACCTGGCGCAGCGCCTTGGCGGGCAGATGCGGGTCATCCCCGGCGCGGTTATCGGCTGGGACATGGGCGCGGCGCTGGCCTTGGGAGCGGCCCTCGGCATCTCCCCGCCTGCTATCGCCGAACTGCTGCCCGCCCTCGAGGCGGTGATGGTCCGCCGCGTGAACGAGCAGATCGCAGCCAACCGCGACTGACCCCATCTGGAGCTCTGATCCCATGGCCGAGAAACGCGTCTCCGTCCGGCTCGCCGCCGTGGGCGGCCGCCAGGTGCGCGCCGAACTGGAAGGCGTGGGTGAGGCCGGGGCCAAGGGCTTCGGCCGCCTGTCGCGCGAGATGGAACTGGCCAACACCCGTCTGGCCAGCTTCGCCCGCCGGGCGGGCCTCGCACTCGGGGCCGCAGCAGCGGCAGCCACAGCCTCGCTTGGGCTGATCGTCCGTTCCACGGCCGAGAGCGCCGCCCAGATCCGGCAGTTCGCGCAGGTCGCCAATGCCACACCCGATGCGCTGCAACGCTGGTCGGCCGGGGCGCGAACTGTTGGCATCGAGCAGGAGAAGCTGGCCGACATCCTGAAGGACGTGAACGACCGGGTCGGGGATTTCCTGCAGACCGGCGGCGGGCCGATGGCGGACTTCTTCGAGAACGTCGCCCCCCGTGTCGGCGTCACCGCCGACCAGTTCGCCCGCCTCTCCGGCCCCGAGGCGCTGCAACTTTACATCGACACGTTGGAACGCGCTGGGCTTAGCCAGCAGGAGATGACCTTCTATCTCGAGGCCATGGCCTCGGACGCCACCCGCCTTTTGCCGCTCCTGCGGAACGGCGGGGCGGAAATGGCGCGGCTTGGCGAGCAGGCTTCCGACCTTGGCGCGGTTCTGGACAGTGATGCGCTGGAGGCGCTGCGCCGCACGCAACTGGCGCTGGGCACCGTTTCCCTCGTCTTCGAGGGTCTGCGCAACCAGATCGCCGTGGCTGTCGCCCCGACCATCGAGGCGCTGGCCAATGCCTTCGTGGCTCTGGCATCCGATGGCGGGATCCTGCGTTCGGCCATCGACGCGTTGATCGGCAACCTCGGCCGACTTGCCTCCTACGCCGCCACTTTCGCCGCCGTCATGGCAGGACGCTGGGTCGCCGGGATGGCCGCCGCGGCCCTGTCGGTGCGCGGCCTCGCCACGGCGCTGGTCTTCCTGCGCGGTGCCCTAATCCGGACCGGCATCGGTGCGTTGATCGTCGGCGCGGGCGAGCTGGTCTACCAGTTCTCGCAGCTTGTCGCCCGTGTCGGCGGCGTGGGCGAGGCGTTTCGCCTGCTCGGCGATCTGGCCCGCGAGGTCTGGTCGCGCATCGGCCTGTCGCTGGATGCGGCCCTCGCGCGGATGGCCACCGGATGGGAGGGGCTGAAGGCGGCCGGTCTCTCGGCCCTCGAGGGCGCCATCGCAGGCGTCGTCAGCTTTGGCGACCGGACGGCGGCAATCTTTCAGGGCGCCTACGACGCGGCGGTGGCGATCTGGGGCAGCCTGCCCGGCGCCATCGGCGACTTCGCCTTCCAGGCCGCGAACGGGCTGATCTCGGGGGTCGAGGCGATGCTGAACGGCGTTGTCACCCGCATCAACAGCTTCATCGAGACCCTGAACGCGGCGCTGGCCTTGCTGCCCGAATGGGCCACAGGCGAAGGTGGCGTCCGGATCGGCATTCTCGACCCAGTGGAACTGGGCCGCATCGGCAATCCGTTCGAGGGGGCCGCGACCGCAGCAGGTGCCGCCGCTGCGGATGCCTTCTCGGCCGCGCTGTCACGCACCTATCTGGAACCGCCCGATCTCGGGCTTGGCGCGATGGCCGAGGATGCCCGCGCCCGTGCCGATGGCTATCGCGAGGCGGCCGGGATGCTGGCTGATGCCGCCAGTCGGCCGCTGGCCAGCTGGCAGGCGCTGAAGGATGCTGTGACCGGCACGGGGACCGAGGCCGAAACCGCACTGGCGGATGCGGCTGGCGCGGCCGATGCCCTGACAGCCGGTCTGAACGACACCGCCACCGCCGCCGAAGCTGCTGGCGGTGCCGCGCGCGAGGCCGGAGCCGCTGCGGCCGAAGGCGCGGACACGGCCCTGACCGGCTGGCAGGCCGTCACCGCCGCACTTGCCGACTATGCCGCCAAGGCGCGCGACATCGGTGGGGATATCGGCGGCGCTCTGGTGGGGGCCTTCCAGAGCGCCGAGAATGCCATCGGCGACTTCGTGAAGACCGGGAAGCTCGACTTCCGCGACTTGGTCACCTCGATGATCGCCGATCTGGCGAAGCTCGCAGCCCGGCGCTTCATTCTCGGGCCCATCGCCAACGCCCTTTCCGGCGTGCTGGGCGGGGCGGGCGTTCGCGGGGCTTACGCGGCCCCACTGGGGCCACGGTCCCCGCTCACCTTCGCGAACATCCTGCATGCGGGCGGAATGGTCGGCGCTCCCGGTCCCGGCCGGATGGTCCCGGCGCCGGAATTTGCCGGTGCCCCGCGCATGCATTCCGGCGGCTGGGCTGGTCTGCGGCCCGATGAGGTTCCCGCGATCCTGCAGCGTGGGGAGCGGGTGCTCTCCCGGCGCGAAGCGGCGAGATACGGCCAGTCGGTTGCCTCCACCGTCAACGTCACGATCAACGCCCGCGACGCCGAGAGCTTTCGCCAGTCCCGAACGCAGGTCGCGAGCGACATCGCCCGGGCAGTCTCGCTGGGCCGAAGGGGGATGTGATGGCATTTCACGAGGTCCGCTTTCCGGACAACATCAGCCGCGGAGCGCGGGGCGGCCCCGAACGGCGCACGCAGATCGTCGAGTTGGCAAGCGGGGCGGAGGAGCGTAACGCCAGCTGGGCCAACAGCCGTCGCCGCTATGACGTCGCCTACGGCATCCGCCGCGCCGACGATCTGGCAGCAGTCGTCGCCTTCTTCGAAGCGAGGAATGGGCGCCTGCATGGCTTCCGCTTCAAGGACTGGGCCGATTTCAAGTCCTGCCTGCCTTCGCAAACTCCGAGCCCGACCAATCAATCCATCGGCACCGGAACCGGGGCGGCGACACAATTCCAGCTTAGCAAACGCTACACCTCCGGCGCGCAGTTCTGGACGCGGGCCATCACCAAGCTCGTCGCCGGGACCGTCACCATCGCCCTCAACGGCGTAACGCAAGCCTCCGGCTGGTCAGTTTCCACGACCACCGGCCTCATCACCTTCACCACTGCGCCAGCCGGGGGCGTGGCCATCACCGCAGGCTTCGAATTCGACGTCCCGGTCCGCTTCGACACCGACGCCCTCGACGTGACCCTCGATCTCGAACGCCTCGGGTCGATCACCTCGATCCCCCTCATCGAACTTCGCCTCTGAAGGACCGATCCCATGTCCGAACCGACGACCGTGCGCATGGGCGCACTGGCCGCCTATATGAGCCTCGCGCTGGCGCTCTCGGCACAAGCCGGGGCCGCGATCTGGTGGGCCGGCACGCAGAACACCCGCCTGACCTCGCTCGAGGCACGGGTGGCCGAACTGCTCTCCGCCTCACCGCTCTACCACCGCCAGATCGTCGAGGCCGACCGCCGCATCGCCGTCATCGACGAGCGGATCGCCAACATCCTCGCCCGGATCGAAGCGCTGACCGCCGCGCTCGAGCGCCGCCACGACGCCCCCTGATTTCTCCAGAAGGACCATCGCCATGCAGACCACTGACCGGGGGCTTCTGGCCCTTATCCGGCACGAAGGCGTCGTGCCCGGGCCCTATCTCGACGTGAAGGACGTCTGGACCTTCGGCATCGGCCATACGGCCGCCGCAGGTCAGCCCGATCCGGCGCGAATGCCGCGCGGAATGCACGCCGACCTTGAGGCCGGGATCCGCGAGGCGTTCCGGCTTTTCCGCACCGACCTCGCGGCCTACGAAGCCGAAGTGCTGCGCGCCGTGAAGGTGCCGCTCGAACCCCACGAGTTCGACGCGCTGGTCAGTTTCCACTACAACACGGGTGGCATCGCCAAGGCCGCGCTGACGCGCCACCTGAACGCGGGGAACCGCGCGGCGGCTGCAGCGGCCTTCATGGGTTGGTTGCGCCCCGCCGCCATCCGATCCCGCCGCGAGGCGGAGCGCGATCTCTTCGCCAGGGGAATCTACCCAACCGGCTCGATCCCAGTCTGGTCGGTCGATCGCAACGGCCGGGTCGACTTCTCACGGCCGATCCGGCGGCTCAGCGAGGCCGAGGCGCTGGCATTGATGCGCCCGAGCGGCGCGCCGATGCCGCCACCCGCCGAACCCACGCCCGTGCCCCGCTGGTGGCAACGGCTCGCCAGCTTCCTCACCGGAAAGGAAACGACATGAACTGGACTTTCGCCCGTGGCCTCGTCTATCTCGCCTGCCTTGTCGCCTCCGGCCTCGCCATGGCGGGGCTGGCGGATTTCGACCTGGCGACCGGGACCTTCGACCTCAGGCCCTTCAACCTCTATGCCCTGACCGGTGCAGCGGGCGGTGTCGTGTCCTCGGCGCTGGCCTCGATCGCACTTTGGCGGGGCTGGGGGCGCAGATGAAGTCGCTTTCGCCCGCGCTGCAGGCCCATCTCGACGAGGGCACGACGACGCTCGCCTGGTGCTGGCGCATCACCCGCGCCGATGGCGTGACCTTCGGCTTCACCGACCACGACCGAACCCTGTCGTTCGACGGCACCGAATTCGAACCGGAAAGCGGGCTCACGGCGTCAGAGGTGCGATCCGGCTCCGACCTTTCCGTCGATGCGCAGGATGCGCAAGGCGTGCTCTCCTCCGACCGGATCACCGAGACCGACATCCTCGACGGCCGGTGGGACGCCGCAGTTGTCGAGGTCTGGCGGGTGAACTGGTCGGCACCGGCTCAGCGTGTGCTGCTGCGTCGAGGGGCCATCGGCCAGATCCGGCGCGGGCGGCTCGCCTTCGTGGCGGAGGTGCGGAGCCTCGCCCATGTGCTCGGCCAGACGGTCGGGCGGACGTTCCAGGCGAGTTGCGATGCCGCGCTGGGCGATGCGCGCTGCGGCGTCAACCTCGAGGCTCCAGCCTTCAATGGCACCGGCGCGGTGATCGATGTGCTGCGCGACCGGGCTTTCACCGCCTCCGGCCTCGGCACCTTCTCCGCGGGCTGGTTTGCCTTCGGGCTGGTGGAATGGTCGACCGGCGCGAATGCCGGGCGGCGGGTCGAAGTGCTGTCGCATGACCTCGTCGATGGCGTGGCGATCCTGACCCTGCTGGAAGCGCCGGTGCGACCGATCACGGCGACGGATGCTTTCGTGGTCCGGGCGGGCTGCGACAAGCGTATCGCGACTTGCGGGACGAAGTTCGCCAATGTCGCGAACTTCCGAGGTTTCCCGCACATTCCGGGTCAGGACGCCGTATTGCGCTACGCCACCAAGGACGGCGGTCACGAAGGGGCAGTGCTGTGACCGCGCCCGTCCCGACAGCCGATCGTGCCCGCGTCATCGCCACCGCTCGATCCTGGCTCGGCACGCCCTATCACGACCAGGCCAGTCTTCGCGAGGTCGGCTGCGACTGCCTCGGCCTCGCGCGCGGTGTCTGGCGCGAGGTGGTCGGGCCGGAGCCATTTCCGATCCCGCCCTATAGCCGGGATTGGGGCGAGACCGGGCCGCGCGAGGTGCTGGCCGAGGGGGCGCGGGCGATGATGCCGGGGATCGCACCGGCCGATGCGCCACCCGGTGCGCTGATCCTGTTCCGCATGATGCCCCGCGCCATCGCAAAGCATGTCGGCATCCTCACCGGCCCCGACACTTTCCTCCACGCCTATGAACGCCTCGGCGTGATCGAGGAGCCGCTGACCCCAACTTGGCGGCGGCGCATCGCCTTCGCCTTCCTGTTTCCGGCACGCTGACTCCCCCAACCCTTCGAACCCTGAGTTTCCGCAATGGCCACGCTTGTCCTCGGCGCTGTCGGTTCCGCCATTGGCGGGGCCTTCGGCGGTGCGATCCTCGGCTTTTCCGGGGCCGCCATCGGTGGCTTCATCGGCTCGACCATCGGTTCGGTCGTGGACAGCTGGATCGTATCGTCGCTGGCCCCTGCGCAGAAGATCGAGGGCCAGCGCCTCGATAGTCTTCGGATCACATCAGCGACGGAGGGGGCGATCATGCCACGCCTCTACGGACGCATGCGCATCGGCGGCAACATCATCTGGGCGACCGATTTCCGCGAGGAGACCAAGACCACCACGCAAGGCGGCGGCAAGGGTGGCGGCGGTGGCCGGGTCCAGACGACGGAATACCTCTACTATGCGTCCTTCGCGGTCGCCTTGTGCGAAGGCCCGATCACCGGCATCGGCCGCATCTGGGCCGATGGCAAGCCTCTCGACATGACGGGGATCACCTGGCGCTGGTATCCGGGGAACGAGGCGCAAGGGGCCGACCCGTTCATCGCTGGGAAGATGGGCGCGGCCAACACCCCCGCCTATCGCGGCACTGCCTATGTCGTCTTCGAGGAACTGCCGCTCTCGACCTACGGCAACCGCCTGCCTCAACTGTCCTTCGAGGTGTTTCGGCCGCTGGCCGACCCCGACACCGCCGAGGGGCTGGTCAAGGCCGTGACCATGATCCCGGCCTCGGGCGAGTTCACCTATGCGACCGAAGCCGTGCGCAAGACCGTGGGTGCGACGACCACGGTCTTCGGCCAGACCACGGGCGGGACGACCTCGGCCGAGAACCTGAACGCGCTGCCCGACGAGGCCGACATCGTCGTGGCCTTGGATCGTCTGCAAGCAATGGCCCCGGCCGTGGAAAGCGTCAGCCTCGTCGTCGCCTGGTTCGGCAACGATCTGCGCGCGGGCAACTGTACGATCAAGCCCGGCGTCGAAGTGGCGGCCAAGGTCACCAGCCCGAAGGTTTGGTCCGTGAATGGCGTAGCGCGGGCGAATGCCCACCTCGTCAGCCGCAATGCCGAGGACCGTCCGGTCTATGGCGGCACGCCTGCGGATTTCGCGGTGGTGCAGGCGATCCGCGAGATGAAGGCGCGCGGCCTGCGCGTCACCTTCTATCCCTTCCTGCTGATGGATGTGCCGCCCGGCAACACGCTGCCGAACCCCTACAGCGCGAATGCCGCGACGCCGGGCCAGCCGACATTCCCGTGGCGGGGCCGGATCACCTGCTCCCCGGCTGCAGGCTTTGCCGGGACGACCGACAAGACCGCCGCTGCGGCCACGCAGGTCTCCAGCTTCTTCGGCGCGGCCACACCGGCGCAGTTCGCCGTTGCGGGCGACACTGTCAGCTGGACCGGTCCCGCTGGCGATTGGGGCCTGCGCCGGATGATCCTGCATTACGCCCATCTCTGCGCGGTGGCGGGCGGCGTCGATGCCTTCCTGATCGGGACCGAGATGCGCGGGTTGACCACCATCCGCTCCAGCACCAGCGCCTATCCGGCCGTGACCGCCTTCAAGGCGCTGGCCGCGGACGTAAAGGCCATCCTCGGTGCAAGCACCAAGGTCGGCTACGCCTCGGACTGGTCGGAGTATTTCGGCCACCAGCCGGGCGATGGAACCGGGGACGTGTTCTTCCACCTCGACCCGCTCTGGTCGGACGCCAACATCGACTTCATAGGCATCGACAACTACATGCCGCTCTCCGACTGGCGCGATGGCTTCGACCATGCCGATGCGCTGGAAGGCTGGCCCGCGATACATGACCGGGGCTACCTGCAGGCCAACATCGCAGGCGGCGAGGGCTTCGACTGGTTCTACGCCAGCGCTGCCAACCGGTCGGCCCAGATCCGGACCCCGATCACGGACGGTGCCGCAGGCAAGCCTTGGGTGTTTCGCTACAAGGATCTGCGGGCCTGGTGGTCGAACCCGCATTTCAACAGGCCGGGCGGGGTGGAAAGCGGCACGCCCACGGCATGGGTGCCGCAGTCGAAGCCCGTGTGGTTCACGGAACTCGGGTGCCCCGCTATCGACCGGGGCACGAACCAGCCAAACGTGTTCTTCGATCCGAAGTCATCGGAGAGCTTCACGCCCTACTTCTCCCGCGGCTGGCGCGATGACACGATCCAGCGCGCTTATCTTGAGGCCAGTTATCTCTGGTGGGGTCAGGGCGCGAACAATCCGACCTCCGCGATCTACGGCGGCCGGATGGTCCATGTCCCCGAATGCGCGGCGTGGACCTGGGATGCGCGGCCCTATCCCTTCTTTCCGGAGCTGACCGGCATCTGGACAGACGGCCCGAACTGGCGGCTCGGGCACTGGCTGACCGGGCGGCTCGGTGCGGTGTCGTTGGCGGCCCTTGTGCGCCACCTCTGCCTGCGCGCCGGGCTAGACGAGGCGTTGATCGACGTTTCCGGCCTCTGGGGCGCGGTCGAGGGCTATGTGATCGGTGCGCTGGAAAGCCCACGCGCATCGATTTCCACTTTGGCCCGCCACTTCGGCTTCGATGCCATCGAGACCGAAGGCGTGATCCGTTTTGTTATGCGTGGCCGCGCCTCAGTCGCCACGCTGGCCATCGACGATCTGGTCTCCAGCCGCGAGGGCGAGGCCTTCGAGCTGACCCGCGGCCAGGAGACCGAACTGCCGCAGGCGCTGAAGTGGCAGGTCGCACGCGCCGATGAGGATTATGACGCAGCGCTTGTAGAGGCCCGCCGCATCACGGTCGACACCACGCGCATCGCTTCCGAGTCCTTCCCGATGGCGATCCCGCCCGAGGAGGCGGAACGCCGGTGCCGCCGCGCGCTGATGGAAGCCTGGATCGGCCGGGAAAGCGCCACCTTCCGCCTGCCACCCTCGCGTTTGGCCCTCGATCCCGCCGACGTGATCCGGCTAGCGCATGACGGTCGCGAGGTCGAGTTTCGCCTCGTCTCGGTCGCCGATGCCGAAGCGCGCGGGATCGAGGCGGTGCGCCAGGACCGGGCCGCCTACGATCTGCCACCCGGCGATCCGCGGCCCGCTTCGCTCGCCAGCCCCGTCGTCTTCGGCACGCCAGAGGTGGTGATGCTGGACCTGCCGCAGATTTCTGAGGACCAGCCCGCGCATCGCCCCCTGATCGCCGCCCATGCCAGCCCTTGGCCGGGCGAGATCGCGGTCTTCCGCAGCGCCTCGACGGATGGGTTCAACCTCCTGACCACCTTCGGCGGTCGGGCCCGGATCGGGACACTGGCCTTCGACTTCTTTCCCGGGCCGACGTCGCGCTTCGATCTGGGCAACGCGTTGGTGGTCGATCTGCTGTCTGGAACGCTGGAAAGCGTAACGGATGTCGCGTTGTTCGGCGGAGCCAATGCGCTTGCGGTAGAGAGTGCCGCTGGCCAGTGGGAGATCGTGCAGGCTGGTCAGGCTGAACTGATCGCCCCCAGCCAATACCGGCTCACCCGCCTCCTGCGCGGGCAGCGCGGAACGGAACATGCCATGGGCAATCCGGCACCGGCAGGAGCGCGAGTCGTGGTCCTGGACACCGCGCTGTCATCGCTGCCCATCGCCGAGGCCGACCTCGGTCTGCCGTGGAACTGGCGGGTCGGCCCGGCGGTGCGCGCGGTCAGTGATGCGAGCTATGCCGCGCTGGCCTTCACCCCCACCGGCCGGGGGCTTGTCCCCTTCGCCCCGGCCCATATCGAACAGCCATGGCGGGTCGCGCGCAGCCCGGGCGATCTGACCATCCGCTGGACGCGCCGGTCCCGCGCGCTGGTCGCCGATGCCTGGGAACAGGTCGAGGTGCCGCTCGCCGAGGACCTGGAGAGCTACGATGTCCAGATCCTCGACGGGGCCGCGGTCAAGCGCACACTGGCCAGCAGCATGAGCTCCGCCCTCTACTCTGCCGCACAGCAGTCTGCCGATTGGGGCGCGCCGCTCGGGCCCGGCCAGGTGCTGGCGATCCGAATCTTCCAGCTTTCGAACCGCCTCGGCCGCGGCACGCCTGCGGCCGTGACCCTCCAGTTCTGACGGGATTTCCCATGTCCGACACCACGACCCATCTGGGCCTGCCTTACCTCCTGGCGGCGCAGGCGCAGAAGCATGTCACGCACAACGAGGCCCTGCGCCTGCTCGATGCCATGGTGCAGCTCTCGGTCCTTGACCGCACACGCACCACGCCCCCGGCCAGCCCGGCCGACGGCAATCGGCACCTCGTGGCCTCGGGCGCAACCGGCCTCTGGGCCGGGTGGGACCTGAACATCGCCTTCTGGATCGACGGCGCCTGGATCCGGCTGGTGCCGCGCACCGGCTGGATGGTGTGGGTCGCAGCCGAGGGGCTGTTTCTCGTCTGGACCGGCAGCGCCTGGGAGGTGGTGGGCGAGCCGCGCGACGTGTCAGACGCGGTCTTCAGCCTGGTGAACGATGCCGATCCGACGAAGAAGGCCACCTTCTCGCTGGCGGGGATCAGCGCAGGCACCACGCGCAGCTTCACGCTGCCGAATACCTCCTCCGAACTGGCGATCCTCGCCGGAACGCAGACCTTCACCGGTAACAAGACCTTCTCGGGCACGTTGACCGCCTCCGGCGCAGTCACCGTTTCGGCCGCCAGCGCCTCGATCGGCACGGCGACGACCACCGCCACTTATGGGATTGGCACCGGGGCCACGAGCACAGGCGTGACCAAGACGGTGAACATTGGCACCGGCGGTGCGTCCGGATCGACCACCGTCGTGAACATCGGCTCCGCCACCGCCGGGGCGGGCGGCACCACGGTGGTGAACACACCCACAGTCACCTTCGCCAATGCCGTGACGCAGGTCGGCATGCCGCAAGCGAACCTGACCGCGCAACTCTTGGGCCTCGGCGGGGCCACGGCCGACAGCTTCAACCGACTGTCGGTCAACACGCCCGCTGTGCTCCTGAACAACGCAGGCGCCGGGATCGAAGCGACGGTCAACAAGGCCGCTGCCGGGAACGACGCCGCCTTCGCCTTCAAGACCGGCTTTTCCGCCCGTGCGCTGATCGGGTTGCTCGGCAACGATGACTTCAGCTTCAAGGTCAGCCCTGACGGATCCGCGTTCTTCGATGCGATCCGGATAGACCGCACCAGCGGCCAGGTGGAACTGCCGCAGCCCACGGTCCTGCCTGCACTGGCCGCTGCGCCATCCCCGCCGCCCGCGGGCAAGGCTTCGGTCTATGCGCGCAGCCGGGCCGGGGCGCCTTGGATCGACGTCATGCGCCCTTCCGGCCGGGACTTCCCGCTCCAGCCGCATTTTGGAGTGAACCGGATCGCCAACTGGTCGCCCTCGGTCAGCACGACGATCACCACCGAGGGCCTGCCGATCACCTCGGTCGGCACGGTCTCGCACCCCACGCTGGCCGCGACGAACCTTGCCGCCTCGATGCGCCGCTGGCGCCTGACTTCGGCGGCCGTCGTGGACTCGGTGGCCGACCAGCGCTCCGCAGGCTGGGCCTGCTGGCGCGGCAACGCGGTGGGCCTCGGCGGTTGGACCTTCGTGACGCGGATTTCGCTCACGACCCTGCAGGCGACCGGCATGGGGTTCTTCGGCCTCTACGGTTCGACCGCCGCGCTGGCCACCACTCTGACTCTGGCCGCAGCCATCAACTGCATCGGTATCGGCTTCCAGCGCGGCACGCACACCCGTTGGCAACTAGTCGCAAACGACGGCACCGGGGCGCCGACCCTGACCGACATGGGCGCGTCCTTCGCCATCGCCACCGGTGGCGTGCTGACCCTGTTCATCGCCGCCCCACCGAATGGGTCATCCGTCTGGGTGCGGGTGGTCGACGAGGTCTCAGGCGCGATCTTTGAGCAGGAAATCACCGCCGACCTGCCCGCCGCGACGCAGTTCCTGTCGCCGCGGCTGTTCCTGAACACCGGCGCGACAGCCGCCGCCGTCGCCTACGACTGCGCAGGGGTCTACTTGGAGACGGATTTTTGA